TTAGCCGGTCAAGGCCCTTCTGCTGTTCCTGGGAGAAATCTGGGAGACGATCTTTCTGGCGGTCCCCTCCCGCCACGGCGCGAGCGCGGCGTCCAGGATCGGCACGGGCGACGTCGGCCATAACCGGAACCGCTCGGCGAGCGCGTTCTCCCATAGCGCCTGCAGCACGTCGCGCAGCTGCTCGCGCATGCCCTCGGTCACGTGGCCGTACCGGCCGGACATCGAGGTGTCCTCGTGGCCCATGCGTTCGACCTTGAGCGCCTTCTTGATCCCGGCGTCGTCCATCCACGTTTGGTGCCCGTGGCGGAATCCATGTGGGGTCAGGCCCGGCCGGATCGGCAGCCACGTCACCAGGTGCGGCCGCTCGGCCTCCGGCCAGCTCGCATAGTCCGGCCGGCCGCGGCCGCGCGGCGGCACGAACTCGACCCCAGGCTCGGCGTACGGCCACGGCACGTGCACCGGGCGGCCCGGCCACGCGTATGCGCCCTCGAGGACCTGGGCGCGGCCGCGCGCCGGCGACGGCCCGTACACCGCGGTGTCGGCCAGGACCGGGCGCGGCGGCCGCGGCCACCGCTTGTCTTCCCGCCCCGGGTACACGCCGTCCGCTGCCGGCCGCATCGTCGCCGAAGACCAGCCGCGCCCGTAGTGCGCGCCCTCCCGGGTGAGGAACAAGTACCGGCGGCGGCCACCGACGCACCACTCGACATCTTCGTCCCCGTCTACCGGTGGCCGCCCCTTCCGCCCCGTGCAGGTGCAGGTGCGGGCGCGCTTCGCCTGGGCGCGCAGCAGCAAGCCCAGGAACGGCGGGACATCGATCACCCGCAGGCTCCCGTCCTTCGGGTACCCCAGGTAGAAGCCGGACAGCTCGTAGATCTTCGTGTCGACGTCCAACGCATCGCCGTCCAGGAGCGACTCGGGACGGAGCGCCAGGATCTCCGACCAGCGGAGCCCGGTCCACGCCTTCGTGACGTACATCAGGAAGACGTCCCAGTCATCGGCGACGAGTGCGGCCCGCTCGGCGACCAGAACGGCCTCTCCCGGGGACGGCCAGACCTTCGCGGCGCGCTGGTACGCCTCGATGCGCCGCAGCCCTTTCTTGCCTTTTCCGCGTTTCCTGGCCGCGGGGTTCGCGTCGATGTAGCGCGGTACGGCGTCACCCAGGATGTTGATCATGAGGGTTCGGGCGTCGCGTGCGGTGCGCGGTGCGTAGCCGGCGCGGACGATCGACCGCTCCCACGGGTCGAACTCGGAGTCCTCCAGGTCGTCGAGGTAGCGCTCCTCGAACACGGGCATGAGATGGCCGCTCAGGAGGCTGCGGTAGGTCCGCATCGTGCTCGGTTCCAGGGCGAGCCCGGCATACCAGGTGTTCGCCCACTCACCGAATTTGATCTTCGAGCGGTCCTTGCGCAGGCCGAGCCGGATCAGCGTCTCCTGATCTTCGCCGTACTGCCGTGCCTCGTCCTCGGTCTGGAAGGGCTCGCCGGTCTTCTCGTTGATGCTGACGCCGCCGTTGTACTTGCCGTTCGCCTGCTTCCAGCGGACGCGGATCTTGCCGTTGCGTACCTCGGTGTAGGCCATCGGCCTCACGCTCCTGACGGGTTGGGGGAAGGTGGGATGAAGCGGCGCAGGTCCCTGGTACCGACGAGCGATGCGGCCTGGATGAGCTTTGGCCGGATGAATTTTTTCGGTGCGGGGATGTAGTAGCCGAAATCTTTGATCTGCCAGATCAGTTCGTCGGGGTAGATGTCCTCGGCGGTGAAGCGGAACTCGCCCCAAGGCTCGGCTGCGGGAGGGATACGAGGAGTGAGAACGCTCGCCGCTTCGGTAGCCACCTTCCCAAGGGGTTCGAACAGCTCTTCCTCTATGAGATCGCCGTCGACCAGCCAGGCAATGCAGTCGGGCAGGTGTACGGCGGCGGCCGGCATGTCCACGCGGCGGTGAAGGAGCCAGGATTCCGAGACTGGGATGAAGCAAATGCGAGGGGGCTGAAAGCGGTATGGGGTTTCCATGGGGCTTTTGTGCCTTCCAAGGTGGTACTTGTGCTTACGCGCTATAAGCGTGTAACGCGTCACCATGGCACTGAAGGTCCGTTTCGTCATCAACGGACTTTGTTGGAACGAGACAAGTGACCTGTAAATAGGTCAAACAGCCATAGGGGTCTCACCTTTTGGTGACACTTACCTAACCGTCAGGTCAGCCCTTCTGGCGCCCCATCAGCCGTTGGGCCATCTCTTCGGCCCAACGGACGATGGCCTGTCGGTCCCCTTCCGGCAGGTCTGGCGGGACTGCGAAGGTGACATGCCCCTGATCGATCTCGCGCTCTTCAACCTCGAACTCTGGCCCCACACCCACGCGACTGTCCGTGCCAGACAAGATCGCCTGAATGGTCCCCGGCTGCCACTCGAATGCACTTTCGAGATCGGCCATGCGCATCGGAGTCAGTGTCGCAGTCTCGTCGTTGCGCAGCCTGCGCAGGTTGGCGGTCGACATTCGCGCCCGCTTGGCCAGCTCTTCCCATCGCAGGCGAAGCTCTACCCGACGTTGCTCCATCGCCGCAGCCAGGCGACGCCTGGGGCTGTCCTCGGTCACATCCAGTCCCCTCGCCGATCTGGGTCTGCGTGCACACCTTAGCGCACACAAGCGCACGCCATTTAGGTGCGCCTCGCCGATATACACCCGAGAACGCGATTAGCGCTAGCTTGCGCTCCATGGCTTGTTAGCGCTAGCGTTCGCTCATGCCACATCCGACAACCCTTCCTTTCGATCGAAAGCGCTTACGGGAATGGCGAGAGCGGCGCGGATACCACCAGTCCGATCTCGCCCAGCGATGCACTGACCAGGGCACCCCTGTCTCGGTCTTCCAGGTCAGCCGGGCCGAGGTCGGTAAGAGCAAGCCTCAGGCACACGTCGTGGTCGCCATGGCCAGAGCGCTCCAGATCGAGCTCGACGAGCTTCTCTCCACGCCGGTGGATGAAAACCAGGAGCAGGAGAGTCCGTGAGCGCCATGGTCGAGGAGGAGGTACCGGAGTACCGCCTCTACAACAACGAGCAGGGCGCCGCCCGCATCAGCGGCGGCGAAAAGGTCGTCCGTGCTTCCACACTCGGCCGCCTCGCCCGCACCGGCAAGGTCACCCACACCCGCGTCGGCCGCAAGGTCCTCTGGACCGACGCCCAACTCCGCGCCGCTGTCGCCTACCTGGCCACCCAGACGCGCGCCAAGCCGATCAAGAAGGCCAGCCCGCCCCCGGAGCCCCCGCGGCCGCGTCGCGGCGAGATTGTGCCGCTCGTGGCCAAACCGGGCCGCCGCTACAGCAACCCCTAACCCCCGGAGTCCCTATGGGCCACAACACGAACATCATCGCGGCCGTCCTGCGCCGCGCGGCCGACATCGCCCCGGCCACCTACCCCACCTTGAGCGGCCGCCCCACCGTGGTCGTCGCGATCGCGGTCGCCGCTGGTCGCCTCGCCCCCACCGATGTGGACGCCTGCGAGATCGCCGGCGAGTGCCTGACCGCTCTGGCCCAGCACCTGCGCTATGGCAGCGAGCCCGTCCGCGCGCTCACCCGCTGGAGCGACATCAGGCCGATCTCGGAGATCGTGATGCAACTGGAGCACGCGGCCGACGACATCGAGTCGGGCCAGGCCGTCGTGCCGCCGTCCGTTCCGCCCGTGACGGACACCATGCCCGTCCCGGTCGACCTGACCGACGAGACGGACGACGAGACGGACGACCGGCCGCGCTTCTACCGCATCCCCACGCCGAGCGGCGGTGCGGTGCTGGCCCGGTTCGCCGGCGAGGGCACCCCGGTCACGGTCGAGATCTCCCGCCCGCGCGCCGCCGTCGGCCGGGTCGAGGTGTCTCGGGAGGAGTCCTGGGGCGTGTGGGCGGTCCTCAACGACGCGCTGATGACCGTCGAGGACGCGGTCCCGACCTGGGCGCACGCCCCGATCGTGCCGACCGACGAGCACGGCCGACCCTTGCCCGACCCAGTGTCTGGCCCGTTCTGACCTGCCAAAAAAGCAGACCCCTGGCGCGGACACGCCAGGGGCCCTGATCCCCGAAGGGACCGATCACATGTACATCCTGCCGTACGAGGAGACGTTCATGCGCCACGACCCCGCCGACCTGGCGTACCTCGACCTGTGCCTCAGCGAGGCCGTGGCCAGGATCCGCGCCAGCCAGGCCGCGCAGACCGGCGGTGAGAGCTGATGCCGAAGATCACCGTGAGTTTCGACATCGACACCAGCGAGCTGAAGACGCTCACCGACACGCGCCTGGCCACGCTGTGGCACGTCGCGCAGGCCAACCCCGCCCCTCACGGCGACCGTGACGCCGGCGAGGTCGTCGAGTACATCGGCCGCGAGATCATCCGCCGCTGGCTGCGGAGCGCGCCACCGGAGCTGTGGCACCACCAGGGCCGCGACTACTGCTGGGACGAATGGAAGAACGGCGAGTTCGTCCCGCACGCCCCGGCGGCCGCGAGCGACGCGGACGGTGGCGAATGAGCGTCCACGACCACCTCACCGCTGCGGCGCTGATGCTGTCGGTCGCCCGTGGGGACCACCTCACGTGGACCCACCGGGAGACTGCCGGCGAGCGGACGTACGTCGGCGCCGGGCACGACGCCATCGCGCGGATCGACGACGCGATCGCCCGCCTGTACAAGGCCCGCCAGGAGCTGAGCGGCGAGCTGCGCGCCGAGGAGGACGAGCGGAACGTTCGCGTCGATGCGCTGATCGCCACGATGCGGGGCGAGCGCACGCAGGCGTCCGGCGAGCAGACGCCGGGCGGCGACTCGTGACCACGGCCGCCGACGACTTGATGACGCCCGGCGAGGTCGCCGTCCTCTTCCGCGTTGACCCCAAGACCGTCGGCCGCTGGGCCGCCGCCGGGCTCATCCCGTTCATCCGTACCCCCGGCGGCCACCGCCGCTACCGCCGCACGGACGTCGACGCGTTCCTGTCCGTCGGCGGCTCCCCCACATTCCCCACCACATCGGAGACGACATGAGCGTCACGAAGACCTCGCCGCCCTGGTACATCCAGCTCACGGACGGTGTGTACGCGCTCGGCGAGGCGGCCCGCCACTACCGGGCGGCCTACTGGATCGCTCGCGGGCTAGCTTCGCGCACCGCAACGGAGCACGTCCACATCCACGAGGGCAAGGTGACCGGGCAGCCCGGCCCCGACGCCCGCGGCTGGGACGCCAAGCCCACCAGCCGGGCGCCGCACGCGAAGGCTGTGTTGGAGGTCGAGCGGATCCACCGCGAGCACACGGACAAGCTGCACGGCCTCTACGAGACAGCCGCACTCCTGTACGCCTCTGGCGCCGCTTCGGCGATCCGCCTTGTGCAGGCTGGCGAGACCCCGGCCCGGCCGGTGCTCCCCCTGAACAACGACCGTCGACTGGAGTGGGGCGGTCTGGAGATCAAGGGCTTGGCCGAGGCCCGCTACGCGGGCGCCGAGAAGCTGGCCGCCGCGTACACGACCTTGTCTCGCCTGCTGGACCTGCGGGGCTACAGCGAGGAGCTGGCCTCTCAGGACTACCTCGCCGACCACGAGGTCGGCGAGATGGACGACGCGTCGGCCGAGGCCGAGGGCATCGCGGACGCCGCCTACGCGTACGGCCGGCTCGCCGAGCAGGCCGTCCACTTCGTCCTGATCGAGCCCAGGCGCCAGACCATCGCCGCCGCCCCCACCACCCCGGAGAGCACGTCATGAGTGTCATGCAGGAACGCTTCACGCGGACGACCCGTCGCGGCCGCCCCCGCCCCGGCCCCGTCCACAACGTTAAGGAGGAGCGGCCTCAGGTCGCGATCGCGTTCGGCGAGGGCCTGGACCAGCTCGACTGGTACACCGACCCGGACGACCTCAGGGATCTGATCAAGTCCGCCAGCGTCCAGCTGGACAAGCTCGTGCGGGCCATCCAGCAGCAGGCCGAGGCCACCGGCGAGAAGGCTGGCGAGGATCACGGTTACCTCGACCCCTCCCGTCCGTACATCCCCGTCGCGACCCCGGCCCAGCCGACCGCCACCACGGCGGCCACGGCGGAGGGCGAGGCCCCGGACCCTCAGCTGGCGGCCCGCGCCTGATGGGCCGCCACCACCGCCCCCAACCGCGCACCGGCTGGCTCCGTCGCCTGTTCGATCCGGCACACGCCGACGCGTCGCCCCGTGCGGACGCCTGGACCTGACCCAGGCCCGTGATCCTCTCCCGCCCGCCTGGCCCGCTCACACCGGGCGGGCGGGAGAGCACCAACAACTCGCCCCCTTCCGGCGGCCGCCACGCGGCGGCCGCCGTCTCTCGTATGGAGACCCGATGTCCAACCTCCGTTCGACCCCCGCGCGTCGTCCTGACCCGCGCCTGCGGATCATCACCGAAGCCCTGCGCCAGCCGGTTCCCAACGTGGCTCCCGCTGACCTCATCACCGGCAGCAACATCAGCCGCTTCGACGACAACGTGGCCCACGCGCCCGCACCATGGGCGATGCAGGTCGACATGCTCGCGAACCGGATCTACACCGCCCTGTTCGGCCGCCCCGGCGAGGAGACGAGCCCGCTGGAGCAGGCCGAGGTCGCCAAGCGCCGCCGGGATCTCGGCGGTGAGGTCGCGGCGCTCATGCTCGGCCAGCGCGCGCTCGAGCAGGCCCCGTGGTACCCAGCCCGCCCCGGAGACGTGATGCACGTCCACTACGAGGCGACCGGCTTGCTGCCCGAGTGCGGAGAGACCTACGTCGTCGAGCACTCCGACGCCGAGGGCGGCCTGATCCTGCGGCTGGTGCACTACAGCCCCGAGATGGCCTACCCGGGGGGATGCTTCGCGCCCGGCCTAGTCGACGACCCGCTGATGGAGGCCTGGATCGAGGTGGGTCCGCACCGGCTGACGCTCGTACGGGATGGCCGAGTCGTCCACGCGGGCAGCAGGACATGACCGCCCCCTGCCCCCACGACCTGGCCGACCCTCGCATGTGCAAGGTCTGCCGCCGCGCCCTGCTCCTCATCGCCGGGCCGGACAGGACGGCCGAGGGCCGCGACTGGTCCGCGCGGCTGGCGGCCGACCTCGCCAAGCACCTGCGCACCGTGCAGGCGCCCGACGCTGAAACCTGGGCCGAGGCCCTGACCTGGTTCAGCCACCGCATCCGCGGCGGCACGCTCAGCGTCCTCGCCGCCGAAGGGTTCGCGGACCGGTTCGGACCCATGCCGCCCGGCCGCGGATCGGGCGGCAGCGAATGAGCAGCCTCGCCTTCCTCGCCGTCTGCGCCATCGTGGCGATCGCGCTCATGCTGGCGGGGCACTGGTTGTGGTGGCGTCGGCTGTACGTCTTCGCGGTGCTCGCCGCGTTCGTCAGCGCGGTCGCGGTGTTCCTGCTCGTGGCCAGGTGGCTGCTGCTCGCCGCAGGGGCGGCATCATGACGACGACCACCGCGCAGCCCGCGCCCCGACGCCGCCTGTTGACCGGTCCCGAGCTGACGTTGCTCGCCGACCAGGTGGACCGTCACCTCTCCACCACGGCCCCCTTCTTCCGCACCCGCGGCATCACCTACACGGTGGGCCGTCCCCGCGCTTACAGGGATCACGTGGTCGTCATCGCCGTCCTGCACGAGCGGCGGCCGGCCACTGCGGCCGACGGGCCGATCGTGAGCGACGCGCTCGCGCACTGGGCCCGGCAGCTCACCGGCGCGGGCTACGTGGTCGATCCACGACCGGCGCGGCTGATCGTCCGCCCGCGCCCCCAGCTGACCCCGCACGAGCTGTACGACGCGGTCGACGCCCGGCGGCGCGCGCTCGGCCTGTCCTGGGGCCAGCTCGCCGCCCAGGCGCTCCTATCCCAAGAGCAGCTGATCCGCTTCCAGGCCCGGGCCATACGCCGCGGCTTACGCGGCCGCCTCGAGGCCTGGCTCCGACATACCTCATCGCCCCCCACTTCTGCCCCGACAACACCCCTGAAAGGCGCTCAGCATGATGGCGGCGGCGTACCCCCGACCCTCCGACACGATCCCGCACAACCTGACTAGCGCGACCGGCGCGCGGCGGGCGGCCCGATGACAATGGTCATGACCGGCACCGCGGTGCTGGCGATCCCGCACGGCGATGTCCTGACCGCGCTGACTCAGGCGGTCCAGCTCGGCACGGCCGCGCTCGGCCTCCTCGTGCGGTACCTGACGTGCCCGCCTCCTCCCGGCATCGGCCGGGAGGAGCTGGCCGCGTCCTACAACCTGAGCGTCGGCGAGCTGCGCCAGGGCAACCGGCAGCTCGCCGAGGCCGGCTACCTGATGCAGGCCCGCCGCCCGAGCGGCAAGAGCTGGCAACACCTGATCGTCGTCACCGACACCCCTGGCCGCCTGCCCGCCGATCACGAGGCATGGGTGCTGCTGGACGCGGCCCTGGCCGCCGAGCAGGCCACCACCTCGCCAGAGGGCGCACATGTTGCGACCAGCGGCAACGCCGCCGAGGACCAGGTCGCAACATCTCCCGAAAAGTCGCACATAGAACCGGTTAACCCCTTCCCTGCACACGATGAGGATCACAAGCCGTCGGTGGTGGCCACCGTCGCGGAGCTGCGGCGCCTCGCCCAGCTCCCGCCGTTACCGGCACCGAAGGAGCAGGGGGACATGTGGCTCACCCCGGGCCAGGTCCTCGCCCTGGCCACCCGGTACCCGCCCAGGTACGGCGACATGGCGCTCGGCGTCCTGTCACGGGAGAACCTGCCGTTCTATCTCGCACCGCGGGTCATGGCGTTGCTGATGCAGGGCTACGACACGCGGCAACTCGCCCGGACACTCCAGGGCGTCGGCGAGGGCGACCACCCGGCCGCGCTCGCCCGGTGGCGGCTGGACCAGCTGCTGCTGGCTCCCGAGCCGGATCACGTCCCGTGGCGGGCGCCGTCCACCGTCCTGGACGGCCCGCCCGCCCCGGCCGACCTGACGACGCGCAGCGGCAGCGGCGCCGCGGCCTGCCGTGCGATCGCCCTGCGCGTGCGAGCGGAGGGCAAGCACAGATGAGCTCTCACCGTCCCCGCTGGATGCCCCTCGTGCAGCTCGGCGACCTGCTGGTCGAGCAGTGTGGCCGCATCCGGACCACCGTCGTCGGCGGCCCGGCGCCCGACCCGTACGACGTCGCCCGGGCGGGCATCACCGCGGCGCTCGCCCGGGCCTGGCCCGAGCTCACCCGTGACCCCGCCTACCTCGAAGCCATGGCCGACGTCGCGCTCGACGCGGTCGCGCCCGAGCTCCGCCGCTAACCCTCCTGAGAGACGACCATGAGGCCCACCCGCCACGACCTGACGCCCTGCCCGAACGGATGCGGCGAGCGCATCCTGTGGACCCGCACCGAGCACGGTGAGCGGCTCGCCGTCGACGCCCAGCCGAGCGCCGACGGCAACCAGGCCGTGATGAAGAACGGGCTCGGCCGGTGGATCTCCCGTTCCCTGGACGGCGCTGGCGCCCTGCCGCCGAGCCCGTACGAACACACGTTCAAGCCACACTTCCGCAAGTCCGGATGCGCCAAGCTCCGGCCCGCGCAGCCCGAACTACCGGGCCTACTCCCCACCAACGTCGTCCGGATCGGCGCACGCCGCGCGAGCGCGCGGCGCCGGACCCGACGCTGACCAACGAGAGAGACCATGTCCCCTGAACTAACCACCAGAATTCGAACGCTTATCGAACGGAGGCAAGCCGCCGGCCGCCTCGTCATGGTCCCCGGCGAGGAGGTCCTGATCCTGCTCGCCGAGCTCGACCAGCAGCGCGACGCGCGAGCCCTCGCCGAGCACCGCCTGGCCGCCGTCGCCCGCGCCCGCACCGACTGGTCCCGCCGCCGCACCGAGTACGAACAGCAGATCCACACCCGCGACGGCGGCTCCACCACCGCCCTGGCCAGCGAGCGCACCCTGGCGCTCGTCCTACGCGAGGCCGATCAGGCCCTGGCCGCGCACCTGCCCGGCGTGGAGGTGGAGGAGGCCGTGCTCAATGGAGACAGAGGAAACCTCGGCAGGCAGGAGCTGGCCGAGTTCTTCGGCAGCGACGCGTTCACCGGCGGCGCCGAGTCAGTCGCCGGCTGGGCAGACCTCGGCATCACCGCAACCCGCCATGGGGACCGGGTGCAGGTCTGGAACGGCGAGACGTTGGTCGGCCTGACCAAGCGATCAAGGGAGTTCCCCGGCCTCGGCGTGTTCCACGCGGTCCTGTTCGTCCACGACGACGGCACCCCACAGACTGTCGGGTTCCCAGCCGGGTTCGTACCGCCGGACCCAATCGCTGCGCGGCGTCGCGAGCAGCTGCGCTGGCTGCCTGAGGGGCATCCGGAGCGCCCGTCCGGGGGTGACCGGTGACCTCATCCGTAGCTGCCGCCGTTCGCGCCGTCCTCGCCCACCCATGGGGCTCCGGGCCCTGGACAGCGCACACCGAGCACCGGTACGACGCCGAGTGCGCCGTCTGCCAGGGGGACGTGGCCCGGGTGCTCGCGATCGCCGCACCGGTCATTGCCCAGCGAGCCGAGGCCGAGCGGGACGAGGCCCGTGCCGTGGCCGAGCGCGACATCACGATCGACTCGTGGCTGTACCGCCGCACCGAGCGGGCCGAGGCTGACGCTCTGGAAGCCCGTGAAGCACTGGTCGTCCAGGAAGGCGAGATGGCCGCAGCACTACAGCTCGCCGAGGAGGCCGAGGACGCCATCGCGTGCGTCCGCGCGTTGGCCAACCTGCCTGAGCGTCCGGACACCTACGACGAGGCGGTCGCCGAGTACCAGGCCGTCGTGGGCTCCACCTGGGACGAGGCGTATTGGCACGCCGCCATGAGTCATGTTGCCGCGGCGCTCGGCGAGCAGCCCAGGGGCGGCGATGGTTGAGCGTCGGTTACCACCCCAGCCGACCGGCGGACGGGCCTGCAGCCACGGGGACGGCAAGCCGTCCGAGGGCTGGCGCTGGTACAAGGCCCTCGGCGCGTGGGCGGCCGTCTGTCATGGGCACAGCGGCGGCACCCGGGCACTCCAGATCGGCGACTTCGTTCCTGACATTGCCAGGGTCGAGCGCGCCCCGTCACCAACCCCGAAGGAATAGATCATGACCGCCATCTGGGTCCAGTCCGACCTGCTACCGGACGGCACGTACGTCGTCGCCATCCACTACGACGACGACCAATCCCGCGTTCTGAACCACGAGGCGGCGCTCCGCTACGCCGCCGCCGTCCACGCGGCGGCTACCCGCGCGGAGCACGACGCCGCGGTGGTCGCCCAACTGGTCAAGATCGGCCTCCCGAAGGCGATCGTCGCCCAGGCCCTCCACGACCTCCGCAACGACCGGCCCCCGCACACCGCGACGATTACTGCGCCCCTCCAGCTCGAGCCCTGCGTTTCGGCCCACCGAGGCGTCGGCTACCTGGAGGTGTACGTCGCGGGCCGCCTCGTGGGCCAGTGGGACCCGGATGACGCCCGCGACCACGCCGCCAACGTGCTCGCCGTACTCGCTGCCGTCGACCTCGACGCCGCGTACCGCCGCTACCTGATCGGCACCGTCGGCCTGGACCGAGCCCGCGCGGAAGCCGCCGTCGGAGGCCTCGCCGCCCACCTCAACGGGGAGACCCGGAGGACATGATGACGTAGATTCGGCGCCCGCGACCACAGCACATGAAGACGATCATGGGAGGTGGCCGCCTCCGCTGACGGCCCCAGGAACCCAGGAGGAGCTGCCCATGCCGCGGCTGCACTGCCCCACATGCAGCGGCACCATGCCCGGCCACCTGCAAGTGTGCCGGTCCTGCGCCGCTGGCACGCTACGGGACCTGGCCGACGTGCCCAGCCTCACCATGGAACTCGATCGTGCTCTCGCCCGGCAGAACGTGTTCGGCGACCGCGCGGGCGGCCGCTCCGCCGAGACGGCGCTCCCCTGGGACCAGCGAGCGCGCGAGGCTCGGCACGTCCTGCGCAGCGCGCTCTCCGGGTGGACGCACTACCTCGCCGACGGCATCCGCCCGATGGCAGGCCCGATCTGCCGGGCCAGATGCGAGCACCAGACCTGCACCTACATCAGCCTCGGCCGCCCCCCTCGGCGCGATGCCACGCCGGGAGCGATGGCCGTCTGGCTGCTGCGCCACCAGCGTCAGCTCCTCGGCCGGGCCACCGCCGATGAAGCCGTCGACGAGATCCGCGAGGCCGTACGGCTCGCGCGGCGCGCGATCGACCGGCCGCCCAGCCTCTGGTACGCCGGACCGTGCGGCGTGGGCGGCTGCGATGCCGACCTGTATGCCCGCCACGGCTCGGCGATCATCCGGTGCCGTGCCTGCTACGCCACGCACGACACCGCGGCGCGCGAGACGTGGCTGCTGCGGCAGGCCACCCATCACCTCGGTACCGCCACCGAGATCGCGCGGGCACTGACCGGGTTCGGGTACGAGGTCACCCCCGCCCGGATCTGGCAATGGGCACACCGCGGCCGCCTCGCCGCGCGCGGCCGCGGCAGGCGTGGCCCGCTGTACCGGGTCGGCGATGTCCTGGACCTCCTGACCGGTGCCGAGCCTCTCGCGGTGCTCGGCCCGGCCTGCGCGAAAGACTGTAAGCACCCCACCTGCAAACTCCTCCGCACACGCCCGAGAAAGGCAGCATGACCATGTCGAACCAGACCAGCACTGTCCTTGTCCTGCTCACGGTCGGCGACCAGGCCGAGCTCGTCACCGACCTGCACCCCAAGTCGGCCCCGCTGCGGGTGCCCGCCGCGCGGATCGCTGAGCAGGCTGGCCTCCCTGCCAACGAGCTGCCCGGCCGGCGCTTCACCGTGACCCGGCTCACCGAGGACGACGCCAACGGCTTCACCCTGCTCAACGACCCGCGACGCTGACCAGCCAGCCGGGCTTACTGCGCCTTTCGAGGCCGCCCGGCCCGGCGGTCCCACCGCTTGTCGAACGCGATGATGTCCGCGCGCGCCCACAGCTTCCCGGCCGCGAGTTCGTATCGCGGCTTCGGGAAGTCTGGGCGCTGCGCGAGCTGCTGGACGCGCTGCCGCGTGACGCCGAGGATCTCGCCCGCCTCGACCGCGCCGACCAGGTCACGCCGTTCGGGTTCGCGCTTGGCAAGCTCGGCCAGGGCGAGCAGCAGCAGATCGGTGGTGTTCCAGTCCTCGCGGCCTTCCTGTTCCAGCTCGTGGGCGAGACGGGCGGCTTCGCTGTCGTCGTAGCCGAGGGCGACGGCGACGCGTCGGGCCGCGTTGAGCATGGCGTGGGAGTGGCTGAGGTTCTCGTTACTCATGAATCCAGCATGGCAAAACTATTGCAGGATCGCAAGGGTTTATGCCATAATGGAGATGTCGGCAAGGGGGTCGGACCCCGAACCGGCAAGCAGGTTGAAAACTCAAGAGAGGAGAACACGGTGGACAACCACCACGAGGACCCGCTCGATGCGCTGGGCCACGCACTGCTGGGGGCTTACGTCCTCATCGGCAAGCTGCTCGGCTGGCTCCCCCTCCCGATCGGACTCCCCCCGATCGACGAGGAGGACTGGGACGGACTGGTCGCCGTCGCCGCCATCGACCGGGCGAGGATCGCGGTGAGGGACCTTCCCCTGGACTCCCTCACCGCGTCGATCATGGACAAGCTGCTCTTGGAGTGGCTGACCGCCCACGATCTGGGCGTGATCACGGAAGTCGTCGGCCGTGACCGGTGGCGACTGGAGGCGCTGTCCTACGCACTCAGCAGGATCACGTCCCTCGCGCAACTCGCGGAATCCCGGCTCCGACCCTACGAGGACTGAGCCACCCCACCGCCCCGGGCAGCCAGCTCGGGGCGGTGGCCCCACCGTCTCCCGCTCTTGAGCCTCGGCCTGGCATCTGCAGACAAAAGGACCGGCGAGGCGGAGCGCCCCAAAGGGCACTCTGATTCGGAACCTCGCCGGTCCGCAGGTTGAAAACTCCGAGAGGAGTTTCAGCCGCCATCGTACCGCTGGCCTGCCGACTTGCGGCCCCTGATCACTCCTGTCATGCTGAAGATCCGCGGACACACGTATGCCCGCAGCCAGCCCCGCCAGTGCGGGGCTTTCGTATTTCCGGGACATGGGGAAGTGGATCCGGAGATCGCAGGGGGGAGGGCGGCAGGGGTCGGCGGCCCCTGCCGCCTCACCCGCGCCGCCCCCCGGGGGCGGCGTAGCCCTCAGAGGCCCTCCGTGGACGGGAGAAGCGGGCCCCGCTTGGAGAGGAGGGCCCCGTGCCGGTCAGCCCCCCGTCCCGGTGCACCGCCCCCCAGTCGCCCCCGTGCCCGGCCCTGGCCGAGCGCGACGGCCGCTGCGGCGACCATCAGCGCAAGCCATGGCAGGGCAAGCAGGGTGCATGGGCGGGCGGCTCCACCCGCCGGTGGCGCCGGGTCCGGGGACAGCATTTGCGAGCCGAGCCCACCTGCCGCCGCTGCGGCGCGCCAGCTGACGAGGTCGATCACATCGTGCGGCTCGAAGACGGCGGCGCGCGATTCGATCACCGCAACCTGCAGAGCTTGTGCGCGCCTTGTCATCAGCTCAAGTCGGCTGAGGACCATCGCAGCGCGCGTGCGCGCGCACAGCGCTGAACGATCGCAAGGCGAAGCATCAGCATCGCGCAGACGAGCGGCTGCTTCGTCAGCGTCAGCGCAGCGACGTTCAGCAGCGGCGCCGCCGCGCCGAGGGGCGCCCGCCGCGAACTCCCGGGGGAAGGGGAGTTCGGATTTCACGCGCCCGGAGGAACGGACACCGGCGCGGTAATTCCGCTTTTCCCCAGTCAGAATCAGCGATAGGGGGTCTGCCATGGGTCGCACCCCGCGGCCAGTCGCGCTGAAGCTGCTGAACGGCACCTCCGAGGGGCGCGACTCCGGCGGCCGCAAGGTCACACCGCCTCCGGCGTTCCGGCGGCTGCCACCCAAGCCGCCGACGTGGCTCACTCGGGAGGCCCGCGCGGAGTGGCGGCGTGTCGCCCCGGAGCTGACCCGGCTGGACCTGCTCAAGGAAGGTGACCGCGCGACGCTCGCGGTGTACTGCGAGACGTGGGCGCGGTTCGTCGAGGCCACCCGGACGATCCAGCGCGAGGGCCTGACCATCGAGGCGAAACAGGGGCTGCTCGCGCATCCCGCGGTGGCGATCGCCCGGTCCGCCGGCCGGGAGCTGCGCGCGTTCGCTGTCCAGTTCGGTCTGACCCCGGCGAGCGAGGGGGCGGTGGCGAAGGGGGCCGACGATGGCGAGGAGGACAACAACCCGTTCGCCTGACGCCGACGTCGAGCTGCCGGACGCCGAGGAGCTCGAGCGGCTCAAGCTCTCGCCCGAGGTCGCCTGGTATCTGCTGTCGCGCGGTATCCCGCTGCCGGACTGCCCGCCGCGGTGGAAGACACCGGAGCCGCGGACCGTGCCCGGCGCCCGGTTCGACCCGGCCCGGGTCGACAAGGTACTCGTCTCCTTCTCGATGCTCCGGCACACGCAAGGGCAGTGGGCCGGGCAGCCGCTTCGGCCGGACCCGTGGCAGATCGCCTACATCCTCGCGCCGGTGTTCGGGTGGGTGCGCTGGGATGACGACGCCGGCGACTACGTCCGGATCGTCAACAGCTTGTACGTGGAGCTGCCGCGCAAGAACGGCAAGAGCACGTTGCTCGGCGGGATCGCGATCTACCTCACCGCGGCTGATGGTGAGCGCGGCGCGCAGGTCGTCGCTGCGGCGACCAACGAGCGTCAGGCGGGTTTCGTCTTCGCGCCGATCAAGCAGCTTGCCGAGCGCGCTCCGGCGCTGAAGAAGCACGTCAAGCCGTTCAAGAAGCGGATCGTCCATCCGAAGTCCGGCAGCTACTTCGAGGTCGTCGCGGCCGTCGCCGACGCCCAGCACGGCGCGAACCTGCACGGCGGCGTGATCGACGAGCTGCACGTCCACAAGGACCCCGAACTCGTCGAGACGATTGAGACCGGCACCGGCTCACGCACGCAGCCGCTGATCGCGATCATCACGACGGCCGACAAGGGCAAGCGGAACACGATCTACGACCGCAAGCGGCGCCGGATCGAGCAGCTCGCCCGCGGCGTGCTCACCGACGCGAGCACGTACGGCGTGGTGTGGTGCGCGGACTGGGAGGACCAGTACGGCGAGGCCCCATTCCAGGAGGAGACCTGGCGCAAGGCCAACCCGGGGTACGGGATCTCCCCGACCCGGGCGTACATGATGCGGGCCGCGACCGAGGCGCGGCAGTCGCCGGCGGACCTGGCGAAGTTCCTGCGGCTGCACCTCGGCATCCGGACCAAGCAGGAAACCCGCTACATCAGCCTGGAGTCCTGGGACCGCAACGCCGGCCTGGTCGACGAGGCGGCGCTGGCCGGGCGGGAGACGTACGGCGGGCTCGACCTGGCGAGCACCTCGGACCTGTCCGCGCTCTGCTGGCTCTTCCCCGACGACGGCACCGGCGGCTATGACGTGCTGTGGCGGATCTGGACGCCGGAGGCCAACCTCGAGGCCCTTGATAAGCGGACCGCGGGCATGGCGAGCGTGTGGGTGCGGCAGGGCTACCTGACCGCCACGCCGGGCAACGTCGCCGACTACGACTGGATCCGGCAGCAGATCGACCGGGACATGTCCGCCTTCAACGTCCGGTCGGTCGGGTTCGACCCGTGGAACGCGACGCAGCTCACCAACGACCTGGCCGCGGCCGGCGCCCCGCTTATCAAGGTCCGGCAGGGCTTCATCACGCTCTCGCCGCCGCTGAAGGAGCTGCAGCGGCTGCTGCTGAAGGGCAGCGCGGAGGAGCCGCTGGTCCGGCACGGCGGGAACCCAGTCGCCCGCTGGTGCGTGGACAACCTGGCGGTGGCCATGGACCCGAGCGAGAACGTCAAGCCGGACAAGGCGAGCTCGGCGGAGAAGATCGACGCGGTCGCGGCCATGGTGACCGCGATGGCCGAGGCGATGGTGCGCGAGCCCGTCAAGACGTCGGCCTACGCCGATGAGAACGCTGAACTGATCGTGATCTGAAGGGGGCCGATGTGGGCTATCGACGGCATGTCGGCCGGCGGCTGATCGTGCAGCTGGACGGCGAGACGCTCGACGGCGTGCTGCAGCGCGCCGACCGGCGCACGCTGACCCTGCGCGAGACCGCCCTCGTCGCCGGGGACCGGCGCACGCCGATCGACGGCCTGGTCGTCATCGAGCGGGCCCGCATCGCCTGGGCTCAGGTGCCGTGATGGCTCGCACGTTCCAGAGTCTCGGGGAGCTGGGCAGCTACCTGGAAGCCGCCGGCGTCCGCGTGGTCGACCCGGGTTACCCGCTGACAGACCTGGCCGACGACGGATGCGCCTACGACGTGTGGCGCTCCCAACCCAGCGTCCGGAAGGTCGTCGACTTCGTCGCGCGCAACGTCGCCAGCGTGCCGCTGCACGTGTACGAGCGGGTGAGTGACCTCGACCGGCAGCGGGTCATCGACCACCCGCTCGCGCGGCTGCTCGCCGCGCCGGCGCCGCGCATGGTGCCGTTCCGGCTCTGGCACGCGCTCCTGGCCGACTGGCTGATCTACGACCGGTGGTGCGCCGCCAAGAAGATCACCGACACCGGCGTGTTGCAGCTCGTCCGCGTGCCGGCGCGGCGTTTCCGGTTCGTCGACGACGGCCTGGACCAGGTCGCCAAGATCGCGATCTGGACGCGCGAGGGCCACTACGACGAGCACGACCCGGACGGCTTCGTCTACGACCACGGGTACTCCCAGCGCGGCGCGAACGGCACGAGCCCGATGGAGACCCTGCGGGACCTGCTCGCCGAGGCCCGCGAAGCGGTGGAGTACCGGCGGGCCGTCTGGGCCAACGGGGCCCGGGTGCCGGCGGTGATCGAGCGTCCGGCTGATGCTCCGTCGTGGGACGACACGGCTCGAGGTCGTTTCGTCTCCAGCATGCGCGCCTTCATCCGTAAGGGCGGCCGCGAGGGCGGCGTGCCGGTGCTCGAGGACGGCATGACCATGAAGGTGGTCAATGCGTTCTCGCCGCGCGACACCGGGGACCTCGAGGGCCGTCGGCTGACCGACGCCGAGGTGGCCAGCGCGTACCACATCGCTCCGGAGCTGGTCGGCGCCCGCGCGGGCACCTACAGCAACATCGAGGCGTACCGGCAGATGCTCTACCGGGACGCGCTCGGCCCGCTGATTGTCGCGGTCGAGCAGGTCCTGAACGCGATGCTGACGCCCGATCTCGCCGGCGGCCGCGCACTGTACGTCGAGGCCAACATCGAGGCCAAGCTCCGCGGCAGCTTCGAGGAGCAGGCCCGCGTCCTGTCGAGCGCGGTGGGCGCGCCGTGGATGCTGCGTTCGGAGGCCCGGGCCCGGGCGAACCTGCCGGCGATCGAGCACGCTGACGAGCTCGTGGTGCCGCTGAACGTCACGGTGGGCGGGCTCGCCTCGCCGAGGGACACGGCGCCGCCCCCAAAAGCGGGCCGCCTCGCCAAGGCGGCGAGGCCTGACGATCTCGGGACGTTCGCGGCCGAGCGGGACGCCTTCGAGCGCGCGCTGACCCACCACCTGGAGGGCCTGGCCGCCGAGCTCACCCGCCGCCTGGAGCTGAAGGCGGCCGACGACCTGGCGGAGGTGTGGGGCACCGAGCGCGCGGAGCGCGAGGCGGCGCTGGCCGAGCTCGTGCTGGCGTGGGGGTATCGCCTCGCTCAGGTCGGCGCGTGGGAGGTCCTCACGAGCTGGAACCCGGAGGCGGACGGCTGGTCGGCCGAGGTGATGTTGGCGTGGCTGGCCAAGGCCGCCGCCACCTACGCCGCGGAGATCGAGCAGGCCACCTATGACCGGGTCGCCGAGGCGGCCGATCAGGGGGATCAGGCGATCCGCGACGCGCTGGCCGGTTGGGCGGAGGTCGCCGCGCTGCACGCGCTGACCGCCAGCACGGAGTTCCGTGGCTTCGGTGGCCACGACGCCGCCAAGGCCTCCGGACTGGCCCGCAAGACCTGGCACGCGCGAGGCCGTAGCAGCCGGCCGACGCACGCGGCCCTGTCCGGCACGAGCGTCGAGATCTGGGACGTGTTCGGCAACGGGGCGCGCTGGCCCGGGGACCGGCGGGCCGGCGCCAAGGAGACCGCGCGCTGCCGGTGCCATCTGACCTACTCGAGGAGCGAGTGATGCTGACCAAGGAGTGTCCCGCACGCATCAAGGCGGCCGGCACCGCCGACGGGCTCGCCGAGGGCCAGTTCGTCGCGCTCGTGTCGGTGTTCGGCAACATCGACAGCGTCGGCGACGTCGTCGTGCCGGGCGCGTTCGCCGATGACCTGGCCCGATGGGTGGCCAAGGGCGACCCGATCCCGGTGATCTGGTCGCACGACTGGCGCGACCCCTTCAGCCACATCGGCACCGTGTTGGAGGCCGAGGAGACCGTCGACGGCCTGGTGGTGAAGGCCCAGATCGAGGACCTGGACACCAACGCGAAGGCCGCGCAGGTGTACCGGCTGCTGAAGGGCCGCCGCGTCACCCAGTTCTCTTTCGCCTACGACATCGACGAGGGCGCGTGGGTCGACGCGAAGGAGGGCCGCAGCTACTACGAGCTGCGCAAGCTCCGGCTGCACGAGGTCGGCCCCTGCCTGGTGGGCGCGAACCAGGAGACCGAACTTCTCGCCGCCAAGGCCGCGACGCTGGCCGAGGCGGTCAAGGGCGGCCGGACGCTGGCCGACGCCCACTATGAGCGGCTCGCGCGAGCCCGGGACGCCATCACCGGCGTCCTGGACGCGCGGCCCACCAAGACCCCCGCGCGCGACGCCGGCCAGCCGCCTGCCGCCGACAACGACGATGCGGCCCGCGCGCCGAAGTCGTCGTCCGCCGATCGGCCGCAGTCACGGACCGCCCAGGCAGCCGCACGGCTCACCCTGATGACGATCACGGACGGAGACTCATGACACTGCGTGAGCAGCTGAAGGCCGCGCTGGCGCGCGCGTCCGAGCTGGCCAAGGCCCTTGCCGAGCGCGACCTTACCGACGAGGAGCTGGAGGAGGTCGCCACCCTCGACGGGCAGGTCAAGGACCTGCGGGTGAAGATCGCCAAGGCGGACGCGTCCCAGAAGATGCTCAAGGAGCTCGCCGACACCGACGCCGACGCGCCGGACGACGATGACGAGGGCGTGCCGCGGCTGAAGACGGCCGACCGGACCGACCGGCAGATGGCCCGGTCGTTCGGCGAGGAGTTCACCAAGTCCGCCGCGTACAAGGCGTTCCGCGAGGCGCACCCGGGCGGGGTCGGCCAGGGCACGCCCATCAACATCGGCCGCGTCAAGGTCGGCACGATGGACGACTGGTTCGCCCGCCGCAAGGCCACCCTCGACACCACGGTGGCGCGGATCCAGCCCATCCGGATGCCGATGGTCGACATGGTCGACCGGCAGGCACTCACCATCCTGGACCTCATCAGCCGCGGCCAGACCGGCGGCAACTTCGAGTACGTACAGGTCACGGAGGTCACCCGCAACGCGGCAATCGTCGCCGAGGGAGCACTCAAGCCCGTCAGCGACATGAAGACCACCATCGCTGATGCGAAGGTGTACACCTACGCCGACGGTTACGACGTCACCAACCAGCTCCTGGCGGACGCGCCCGCGTTCGCCTCGTACATGAACGGCGAGCTGGCGTACTCCCTCGACTACGTGGTCGAGGACAAGCTGCTGAACGGCACCGGAACCGGCGGCGAGCCGAAGGGCCTCCTGCACACCACCGGCGTGCAGGAGGTCACCTACACCCCCGGCTCGGACGCGATGGAGCAGGTCAAGGCGATCCGGCACGCGATCACGAAGGTGACCACGCTGCCCGGCGGGCAGGTCACCGCGGTGCTCATGAGCCCGGAGGACGACGAGGCGTGGGACCTGCTGCAGGACACCACCGACCGGTTCATGGGGCAGGGCCCGTTCGGCTCAGGTCCCGCCACCAGCTGGGGGCGGCCGCGGGCGCTGTCGCAGCGGCTGGCGCCGGGCACGTGCATCCTGGGCGACTGGCGGCAGATCGCGCTGCTGGACCGCGAGGGCCTGTCGGTGATGGCGTTCAACCAGCACAAGGACTACGCCCAGAAGAACATGACCTACGTCCGCGCCGAGCTGCGCGCCGCGCAGGTCATCTGGAAGCCGAACCGGCTCGTCGTCGTCAAGCCGGCCGCGGGCGGCGGGAGCTGACGATGGCCGAGCACAAGATGGTGACCATCGGCGGGGTGCGCTACCGGATCGAGGACGCGCCCCGCGTGGTCGAAACAGCCCCGAGCGGATCCGCCTCGGAGCCGAAGCCGGAGCCCAAGCCCGACCCGGAGCCCAAGCCCGACCCGGAGCCGGAGCCGGAGTCGGAGCCGGAGAAGACCAGCCGCAAGCGGCGTCCGAAGGGCGGTACCGATGCCGATCCCGCCGGGACTGCTGGCCGATCCTGAAGAACTCGCCGAAACCCTCGGCGTACCTGCCGACAACCGGCGGATGCTGGACGCCCTGCGGAACGCCTCCCGCCGGTTCATCGGCGACGTCCGCCACCCGGTCGCGCTCGTCACCAGCGACGAGGTGTGGCTGGACTGCGACGGCAGCGCCTCCCTGCTGCTGCCCGCCGCTCCGGTACTCGCCCGCCCACGGGTCGAGCTCGACGGCCAGGCCCTCGAGGAGGGCGAGTTCGACTGGTCGGAGAAGGGCATCCTGGAGCGGCGGCGGGGGTGCTGGCCGCGGCGGCTGCGCTGCGTCCGGGTGGTCTACGACCACGGGTACGACCCGATCCCCGTCGATATCCAGGCCGCCGTGCTGGCCCAGGCCGAGTCCGCGTTCCGGTCCGTGCCCGGGGTCAGCAGCATGCAGGTGGGCGGGATGACCGTCTCCTACGGCGCGGCGGCCGCCATCGGGGTCACCCAGCAATGGGCCGATGCCGTCACCCGGTACACACTGAACCGCGGAGACCGGGCATGAGCTGGCCTCAGATGTTCAACGCCACGGCGACCCTGGTTCGGCCCGCCTGGCAGGCCGACCGGTACGGCGACCAGATCCCCGACTGGTCCGCCGCAGAACGGCGCGAGCTGTCCGGGCTGTGCATCCAGCCGTCCGCCCAGGTGCTCGTCGCCAACGAGCAGATCGGCAGCGACGGGCGTGACGTACGGATGACCCACTGGCGCGTCTACACCGCCCCGGGCACCGACGCCGACGTGCTCGCGACCGACCGCATCGAGTGGCAAGGCCTGACCTTCGAGGTCGTCGGGGAGGTCGCCCGCTGGCCCAACCCGCTCGGCGGCGGCGTGCACCACATCGAGTTCACCATCGAACGCGTCCAGGGATAGAGGTGATCTCGTGGCCGGTTTCGCAGCGTTCGAGCTGGACCACAAGGGCGTCGGTGAGGTCCTCGCCTCGCCGGAGATACACGCGGTCATCAACGGCCTGGCCGGGCAGATCGCCGCGACCGTCCGCGCCGCGCTGCCCGGCCGGACCGAGGTCGTGGTGGAGTCCTACACCACCGACCGCGGCGCCGCCGCAGTGGTGATCAAGGACCGGCGCGGGATGGGCTGGCAGGCGCGCGACGGCGTGCTCACCCGCGCCGCCGGCGCAGCCGGCCTCGAGGTGCGCGCGCGGTGAAGCCGCTCGTGGTGTTCGGCGACGCGCGCGCCGCCGCGGTCGACGTGCTGCGCGCAGGCCTCGCCGGACGGCCGGAGCCGTACGCCAAGGGCGTGACGTACGGTGCGCGGCCGCCGGTCGACCGCGGCCCGGAGCGGCCGCGGCTGCCGTTCGTGCTCGTCGCCCTCGACGTCGACCTGCCGCAGTACCCGGTCAACAGCCGGGCCACCGTGCGCGTCACGGTCTGGCACCGCACCTCGCAAGACGCCGTCGACCTCGCGCAGCTGTGCCAGGGCCTGCTGTGTGTGCACTCCGGTCCGGTGATCCGCGGCGTGCGGCCGCTCACCGGCCCCGTCCCGGCGGTTGACCCGCTGACCGCCATCGATCTCGCCACGTTCACCGTGGCCGCGAACGTGCGACCAAAGGTGGTCGCCCCGACACGTGAGGAGTAGCCATGGCCGGTAACCCGGAGGCAGCAGCCATCTGGACCGACGCCGACGTCTACGTGGGCCCGCTGACCGCGGTCAATCCCACCAGCGTCACCGACCCGTTCCCCGCCACCTGGGGGCTGGTCGGCCTCCTGGACGGCGGCAAGGGCTTCACCGAGAAGCGTGAGGAACAGGTGTCCGACCACTACGCGTGGGGCGGGATCCTGGTCCGCACCTCCCGCTCGCGCTTCAAACTGACCAGGTCGTTCACCGTTTTGGAGGACAACGAGCAGACGCGCAAGCTGATCTGGCCGGGCTCGACAGCGACGCAGATCATCGTGCCGCGCCCGACCCCGGTCAAGCTCGCGTTCGAGGCCCGCGAGGGCGACAAGATCAAGCGACTGATCACCCGGCGGTACGCCGAGGTCTCCGTCGACGGCGACATCACCGAGAACGAGGAGGACCTGGCCGCGGTCACCCTCGTCGCGACGATCTTCCCCGACTCCTCAGGTGTGCTTTTCGACCGCCAGCACACCGAAGAAGACGAGCCCGGCGCAGGCGAGTGAGGTGTACCAGTTCGCAGAGCCGGAGATCACCGCGAAGGCGGTCCAACTCGGGCTGATCGCCGATGGCGAGGCCCTGCCGGCGAACCTGCGGTCCAAGGCCGTCAAGGCGCTGGCCGCCGCCCTCCAGCAGCAGCAGCCGGCCGAGCCTGCCCTCGAGGTCGGCCACCTCGTCCTCACCCCTGACCGGCGCGTGCTCCTGGACGGTCACGCGCTGCCGCTCCAGGTACTCGACGCCGACCCGATCCACGTGGTGCTGCACGGGGAGGTGGCCACGATCCGCCTGACCGTCGCCGCCCGCACCATCACCGTTCATCAGAAGGAGAACCAGACCAGTGGCCAAGCCTGACACGCCCCCGACGATCGATTTCAACCTCGACGCCGCGATCGCCGAGGCGACCGGAGCGCCGTTCACGTTCGCCTTCAAGGGGAAGCCCTGGACGCTGCCGGCGATGCGAGACCTGGACGTGTGGCCCATGCTGGACGCCGCTCCGCAGGGCGACCTCGCGGTGGTGCAGGTCGTGCTGAAGGCCGCGTTCGGCGACCGGTGGGAGGAGTTCCGATCCCATCCGATGCCCCGCAAGGGCCTGTCCGGCCTGTTTGAGGCCTACCGCAAGCACAGTGACGCGGATCTGGGGGAATCCTCGGCCTCGTCGAGCTGATCCGCCGCCACGGCGACGCCGTCGAGGCTGACCTCGCCCACTACTACCCGCGCGACGCCGACCAACTGGACGCGCTGCTGCGCGGCGAGATGACCTGGCGCAGGTTCAAGGTCCTGCTCAAGCACCTTCCGGCCGACTCGGCCACCGCGCGCGCCGTCGGCCAAAGCGGCCACACCACGACAGACCTTCTGATCATGGACGTGTGGTCCGCGCTGACGGGCAAGCCGCACCCGGCCAGGCCCAAGCCCTCAGCGCAGCGGCCGGCTTCCTCACCGGAGCGTGAGGCGCGCCTGGCGGACGCGCGGCGCCGAGCGGCGGCGCGCCAGGCCGCGATCGTCGCCGGCCAGATCGCCTGACACCGATCCACAAATTCACAGCGGGGGTGATGTGCTGTGCCGAGCGTCGGCTACGCGACCTTGCAGGTCATCCCCTCGGTGAAGGGCATCGGCGCTCAGCTGCGCGACCAGCTGGTCGGGCCAGCGGCCAGCGCAGGCGTACTGGCGGGCGAGCAGGCCGGCCGCGGTTTCGCCGGCGCGTTCGACTCGCTCGCCGGCGGTTTCTCCCGCGTCGGCCAGGCGGTCACCGGTGTCGGGCAGACGGTCACCACCCACCTGTCGCTGCCGGTCGCCGCTCTCGGCGGCCTGGCCATCAAGACGGCGGGCGACTTCGAGGCCGGCATGAACCGGGTCCGCGCCATCAGCGGGGCGACGGGCGAGGAGTTCACGCAGCTGCGTGACCTCGCCAAGGAGCTCGGCGCGACCACCCAGTACTCGGCCAGCGAGGCGGCCGACGCCATGGGCTTCCTGGCGATGGCCGGCTTCAAAACGACCGACATCATGGGCGCCCTGCCCGGGGTGCTGAACCTGGCGGCCGCCGGCGCGATCGACCTGGGGACCGCGGCCGACATCGCCTCCAACATCCTGTCTGGCTACGGCATGCAGGTGGCCGAGCTGGGGCGTGTGAACGACATCCTGGCCAAAACGTTCACCAGCACGAACGTCGACATGCGGATGCTGGGCGAGTCGTTCAAGTACGTCGGCCCCGTCGCAGCCTCGGCCGGCCTGCAATTCGAAGAGGTCAGCGCCGCCATCGGTCTGCTCGGTAACGCCGGCATCCAGGGGTCGGAGGCCGGTACGGCGCTGCGCGGCGCGATCGGCCGGCTGCTGAAGCCCACGAACGAGGTCCAAGAGACCCTCACCAGGCTCGGCGTGTCGGTGGCCGACTCCAGCGGCAAGATGCTGCCACTGATCGACATCATCACCCAGCTGGAGAAGTCCGGCGCCAGCACCGCCGACATGCTCACGATCTTCGGTCTGGAGGCCGGGCCCGGCATGCAGGCCCTGGTCTCCCAAGGGTCGGCCGCGCTGCGGGACCTGACGAAAGAGCTGGAGAACTCCGGCGGTACCGCAGCGAACATCGCCGCGGTCCAGATGGAGGGCTTCAACGGCGCTGTCAAAAACCTGCAGTCGGCCTTCGAGGGCCTGATGATCGCCGTCGCCGATACCGGGCTCCTGGACTGGGCGACCAAGGCCGTCAACAAGCTCACCGAGTGGGTGTCCACCCTCGGCGAGGCCGACAAGGAGACGATGAAGTGGGCCGTGGCCATCGGCGGGGCCGTAGCCGCGCTCGGCCCGCTGCTGATCGTCACCGGTCACGCGGTCTCCTCCATCGGATCGATCATCACCGGCGTCCGGCTGCTCAGCACCGTGCTGCTGGCCAGCCCGATCGGCTGGGTGGTCGGGCTCATCGCCCTGCTCGCCTACGGCCTGTATGAGGCCTGGCAGCGGTCGGAGACGTTCCGGAACGCGGTTACCGGCCTGTGGGACGGCATCGTCTCGGCGGCGGGCCCGGCCGTCGACTGGTTCAAGGAGACGGTCTGGCCGGTCCTGATCGACGGCTGGAACTGGCTGCTGGACGCCGCTACCCAGGCCGTCGACTGGTTCGAGAGCAGCATCTGGCCCAAGCTGTCGGCCGGGTTCGGCCGGCTGGTCGAGGCCGCCAAGCCGATCGCCGCCTGGTTCAAGGATGAGTTCCTGCCCGGAGTGGTCGAGATCTGGGGCGGCCTCATGGACGCGGCCGGGCCGGTGCTGTCCTGGCTCGGCGGGACCGCGCTACCGGCCGTGATCGACGCGCTGGTGTGGCTGCTGGAACAGGCCATGGCCGTCGCCGGCTGGTTCACCGAGACCCTGTGGCCCGTCGTCGTGGGCGGCTGGCAGTGGCTGATCGACGCCGCCGGGCCCGTGGTCGAGGCGGTCGTCGGCTTCTTCTCCAGCATGACCGAGGGCGGCTCGGAGTTCTCCGACACCTTCGGTGGCATCGGCGACTTCATCTCCGAGGTGGTCGGCACCATCAGCGACATCGTGTCCGAGGTCGTCGAGTTCATCGGCTGGGTGTGGCGGGAGCACGGCGACACGATCGTGTCGGTCATCAAGACCGCGTGGGATCTGATCGTCAGCGTCATCGGCACGGCCTTGGAGCTGATCTGGGGCGTCATCCAGGGCGTGTGGACCGCCGTGCAGGGCATCATCACCGGCGTCCTCCAGGTGATCCTCGGCGTGATCCGCGTGGTCACCGGCATCATCATGGGCGACTGGGACAAGGTCTGGCAGGGCATCAAGGACATCTTCGAGGGCGTCTGGAAGGCGATCCGCGGAATCGTCGAAGGCGCCCTCAAGATCATCGCGAGCATCTTGAGCGCCGCCTGGGATCTGATCGCCGCAGCCGTGAAGGCGGTATGGGACTGGATCGTCGACATCGTCAAGGCCGCCGTGAAGTGGCTGCTGGACATGTTCCTGAACTGGACCCTCCCGGGCCTGATCATCAAGCACTGGAACTCGATCAAGGACACCGCCGGCAAGGCTCTGGACGGTGTGATCACGTTCTTCCGGGAACTGCCCGGAAAGATCATCACCGCGCTCGGCAACCTCGGCTCGCTGCTGGTCGACTCCGGGAAGAAGATCGTCCAAGGCCTGATCGACGGCCTGAAGTCGATGCTCGGCGCGGTCGGCGACACCGCCGCGGCCATCGTGGACAAGATCAAGGGATTCCTGCCGTTCTCGCCGGCGAAGGAGGGCCCCTTCTCCGGGTGGGGGAACCCGCTCTACTCCGGCCGGTCCATCGCCCGCCTGCTCGCCGCCGGCCTGGACGACGGGCAAAGCCTGGTGACCGCGGCCGCGGACCGTCTGGCATCCTCCGCCGCGGTCGCCGTTTCTCCGACCGTTGCCGTGGGCGGACGCTCCACCGGCCCGCACGACCTGGCCCTCGCGCAGGCCGGGGCCGGCATCGGCGGCGGCACACTCGAGGTCAACTTCGCCGGCCGCCCGCTGGTGAGCGAGGACGACATCTTCCGGCTGCTGATCGCCGCGCTCAACCAGGCCAAGGCACGCGGCTTCAACCTCGGGAACCTGGCGGCGGTGCCTCGATGATCGACATGCCTCAGATCGCGGTGGAGATCGCCTTCACCCGGGACCCCGACGACGGGACGCCACTGTGGCAGGACGTCACCGACGACGTCGACTGGGACCAGAAGATCCGGATCTCCCGCCGCCGCAGCCACGAGCTCGACGAGGTGGCCCCCGGCACGCTGGCGCTCACCCTGTTCAACGAGGACGGCCGATACACCGCCGACAACGCCGCGGGCGCGAACTACCCGAACGTGAAGCTGAACCGCATGATCCGCGTGCGGGCCCGCTGGCCCGGAGGCCCCAACCGCCTGGCCAGCGGCCAGGCCACAGCGAGCGACGCCAGCCTCTTCTCCGGCAGCCAGGGCAGCGTGACCATCGATACGAACACCTTCCCGCCCGGCCAGACCAGCTCGATCCGATGGGCGGCCAGCACCCTGTCCAACGGCACCATCTTGCGCGTCGGTGCGAAATCGACGTCCTCTCCGACCGATCAGGCGTTCCACGTCAAGCCTGGCGACATCTGGTCGTTCCAGTGCCAGGCCCGCCGCGACACCGTCGCGGCCACCATGGCGCTACGGGTCCGCTGGTACGACAAGGCCGCCCGCCAGCTGGGGGACACGACCGGCCCCGCAGTCACGCTCACCACGGCCTGGCAGCCGATCGTCTACTCGCCGACCGTGCCCGCGGGTGCCGCATGGGCGCGTCTCATGCTGGTGTCGACGACCAGCTCAAGCGGAGCGGCCGTCATCTACACCTCCGCGTGGCAGGCCGAGCGGGCGGCGGCGCCCTCGAGGTGGATGGATCCCGGCCGCCAGCACATCCGGTTCACCGGGTTCGTCGACCGGTGGCCGCTGTCCTGGGACAACTGGCACGGCCGCGCGCAGGTCACGGCGACAGACCGGCAAAAGCTCCTGTCCCGCGCCACGATCAGAGGGGCGCTGATGGAGGAGACACTCGCCACCGGCCCGATCGCGCTGTACCCGCTGTCCGAACCACAGAACGCCAGCCAGGCCGGCAACGTCGCCGCCACCTCCCAGCCGGACATGGTGATTCAAAGCGTCGGCAACGGCGGCGCGCTCGTGTTCGGCAAAGAAGGCGGACCCGACGACTCCGCCACCGCGTTCCTCACGCCGATCGGCAGCGGTGCAGTCGGCAAATTCCTGGCGGTCCCGCTGTTGCACACACCGCTCGGCGGGGTGGCGGGCATCTCCCTGGCCGCATGGGTGCGGTTCACTACCGACGTCACCGCCGACCAGCGGATCCTCTACGTCGACGACGGCAGCGACACCGTGCACGTACGCGTCAACTACCAGCCGTCCAACAACACCTTGACCGTCGGCGTCCGCCACCCCAGCCGCGACTATGTCGCCACCGCCGCCACGCCGCTGGGCACCGGCCTGCACCTGGTGGTGGTCACACTCCAGTTCACCGCCGGCACGTTGGCGATCCGTGCGTACGTGGACGGCGACACCGTCATCAACACCAGTGGAGCGGCGACCGTCACCACCTGGCCGTCGCTGAAGCGGCTGCGCGCAGGCGGCGTTCCCGCCTCAGCGCTGGACCCGCCCCAGCTCATGTCCGGCGCTCTGGCGATGGTGGGCGCCTGGCGCAGCGTGCTGACCCAGACGCAGGCCTCCACCCTGAGCAACGCGCGCGACGGATTCGCCGGCGAGTTGTCCGGCGCGCGGGCCCGACGAATCGCCGCCTGGGCGGGCATCCCGGCGATATCGGCCGACACCGGCTCCAGCATGATGGACCGCCACCCGAACCGCGAGCAGAGCCCGCTGGCGGCGCTGAAGCTCATCGCAGTGTCGGAGGCGGGTGTCCTATTCGTCGCCGGCGATGATTCCGTGACCCTGCACGGCCGTGGCCGCCGTCAACTACCGGGACCGCCGTCCATCGTGCTCACCGCGGACGACTGCGCCGGCGAACTGGGGTTCACGATGGATGACCAGCTGCTCGTCAACGATGTGACGGTCAACAGGTCCGGGCGCACGGCCACCCGCGTGATCGACCAGGCGTCGATCGAGGAGAGCGGCGGTGTCTACACCGGCTCAATCGACACGCTGCTCTACACCGACACCGAAGCGCTGGACCGGGCCGCCTACACCGTCGCGACCTACGGGCATCCACACCCGCGGGCCGGCCAGATCGTTGTGGACGCCCACCACCTGGACATGTGGCCCCAACTGCTCGGCAGCGAGATCGGCCAGCGAATGCGGCTGTCCGGCCTGCCGCCCGAAGCATCGGCCAGCACGCTGGAGTTGTGGTGCGAGGGCATCCAAGACGAGATCAGCGATTCCACCTGGCGGGTCACGTTCGACGCCTCACCAGTGCGGCAGATGCCGCTCTTCATTCTGGACGACCCCGCCTACGGAACGCTCGACAACAACTACCTGGGATGGTGAATGTGGCAGTTCGCGCGCAGTTGCGGTTTCTGGAACAGGCGCTCCCGGCTCCGGCGCCACTTCGCTCGTGGGAGGCGTACTGGCAGCTCGCGGACTCCCGCAAGGCCCTCGGCGGTCAGCCTCCGGTCCCTCGGCCAACAGGCCACGACCCCACGGTTACGGCGTTCGCCCGGGTGGATGACGGGCGCTGGATCGCGGACTGCCCATGGATGTGCGGCGCCGCCTTCAACCTCCCCCAGGGGGTCGACTGGTTCTGGTGTACGGAGTGCGCGGGCGCAGGACTGGGCCGCACGGCCCGCCTGGTCTGGCCGCAGCATATGGACCAGCTGACGGTGAACCTGGAGAGCCTGCCCGCCGCCCTGCAGTTCTGGCCGTGCAGCGACTGCCGCCCCCGCTTCCTCGCCGGCCGGGACATGTGCGAGTCCTGCCGAGGGATGCAAGGACAGGTGGCGTAGGTGGCTGTGCTCCCCGCCCCGCGCACCTGGACGGTCGGCGAACTCGTCACAGCAGCCAAGCTCAACAACGACGTCCGGGACGGGATCAACTTCCTCCTGTCCCCGCCCATGGCCGTGCTGCTGCCTGACGGGGGCCAGTATGCGAATGACACCGATACGGTCGTGCGGTGGAGCTCTGAGGCCCTGGACCGGGACGGCGGGCACGACAACACCACCAACAACACCCGGTACACCGCGCAGACGGCCGGCTGGTACGACTTCGACTTCTCGGCCTTCATCTTCGGTGGGCAGAGCAGCGGAATCCTCTTCCTCGGCTTCACGAAGAACGCCAACGTCAGCTGGGCGGCCGGAAGCGGGTTCCCACTGGCCCTCAACCGCCTATCCGGGCAGCTGAGCACCACGTTGCAGATGTCGGTGGGCGACTACATCCAGGCATGGGTGCGGCACACGACCGGCGGGAGCAAGACGCTCGACTCCACAGGCACACGCTTCGCTATCCGGTGGGTGTCAACGTGACCACAACCGTTATCGGCACCCTGGCCGCGGCCGGCGGCGGCCGCCCGTACGGCGCCGAGCTCGCGATCGACCTCGTCGACCAGGCCGGAATCGCCGTACCCGGGTTCACCACCGGCCACGAGGTCGTCGGCAGGACGTGCGTACCCATTGGTGAGGGCGGGACGTGGAAGGCCGACCTGGTCCCCAACGACGACATCGTCTCGCCGCGCGGCCCCACGCTGTACCGGGTCATGGCCAACGTCGCGGCCGGGGCCTCCGCCGTCTACTTCATCAAGGTGCCCGAGTCGGCCGAGCCGCGCTGGGCGGGCGATCTGCGAGTAAGCCTGCCCGGCGAGGCGCCCGAGCTGCCGTACGGCTACCTCCCTCTGGCGGGTGGCATCCTGACCGGCCCGCTCGTCCTGCAGGACGGCACACCTGCCACGTCCCAGCAGTACGTGGCCGAGTACGTCGCCGAGCACGGCGGGGAAGGCAACCAGGGCCCGCCCGGCCCAGAAGGACCCCAGGGACCGGAAGGACCCCAGGGACCACGCGGCGATCAGGGCATTCCGGGGCCGAATGGCGACAAGGGCGATCCCGGCCCTCGAGGCCCGAAAGGTGACCCCGGCGATCAGGGCCCGGCCGGTATTGAAGGCCCGCAGGGGCCGAAGGGCGACCCCGGCGAGCGAGGCCCACAGGGACCGCAGGGTGAGCGAGGCCTCGACGGCCCGCAAGGCCCGAAGGGCGACACCGGCCCGGAAGGACCGCGTGGCGCGCAAGGGCCGAAGGGCGACCCCGGCGAACAGGGCATCCAAGGCCCGATGGGACCGCAGGGCCCCCAGGGAGACCCAGGCGCGCCCGGGACGCAGCTCGGCTGGCACATCGTCACCGACTACGGCGCGGCCGGCGACGGCGTGGCCGACGACACCGCCGCCATCCAAGCCGCGATCGACGCGGTCCCGGCCCAAGGCGGGACCGTCTACCTCCCGGCCGGGACCTACCGGCTCACCGGCCCGCTCACGCTGTGCTCCTCGCTGACACTCACAGGGGCGGGGCTCGGGTCGACGATCCTCTACCAGTCGTCCACCTCAGCCGACGCGCTCGCGGCCACCGACGTCCGCAGCATCACCGTGAACGACCTTCAGGTGTTCGGCCCCGGCGAGGGAACGGGAACCGGCCTCCGGCTGCTCCGGTCCGCAGCGGACGCCACGCCGTACATCAACATGCGGAACGTCTACATCCATTCGTTCGGCGTGGACGGCATCGAGATATCGAACGGGATCGTCTCCTCGTTCGCGTCGGTCAACTGCGAGGCGAACGGCCGCTACGGGTTCAACTTCCACGGCGTCCCAAACGGTCCCGCCGGCACGTCGCTCGCCATGACCTCGTGCTACGCGAACACGAACGGCGTCGCTGGTTTCCGCATCTTCAACATGGCGTATGCGGCGCTGGTGGGTTGCGCATCGGAAGGGCAAGCCACGAACTACCTCCTGGAGAAATGCCAGTCGGTAACGCTTAACGGTTGCGGCTCGGAGATGATGGCCGAAGGCGGAACCGGGTTGAAGATCGACGGCGGTTTCGGGCACGCGATCATCTCGTGCTGGGACCTGAACAGCCGCGGCCGCGCGTACTGGATCACCGGCGGGGCTTACTCGATCAACCTCATCGGCCTGGTCGAGAACACCCCGCTCGCCGGGGCGATCAGCTCGCTGACCGTCGACGCCGGCAGTATCGGCATCAACCTGCACGCGATCAGCAACACGACTCGGCTGGAGCTGGCGGCCGGCACCACCAACGTGCTCAACGACGGCGCCAACGGCGTCACCCTGAACGGCTTCCTGTACACAGACGCCGGAAGCGAATTCAACGGCAACGTGACGTTCGACAAGCAGGCCGCGTTCTGGGGCGATGTCACCTTCGGCGGAAGCGTCGGATTCTTCGGAGCCGCACCGGTCTGGAAGCCGAGCGTTTCCGGTTCCCGGGGCGGCAACGCCGCTCTCGCCTCCCTGCTTTCAGCGTTGGCAACCCTGGGGCTCATCACCGACGACACGAGCACGTAATGACCGACCCCGACCTCGCGGCCGCGCTCACAGACCTACGCGTCGTCGTGGTCACCGGCCTTACCGAGATCCGCGGCCAGTACGCCGTCGTCATCCAGCGCCTGGAGTACGTCGATACGCGGCACGCCGAGCTCGTCCGCCGGATGGAGACCGAGCTCGCCGAACACGAGGCGCGACTGGACGAACTCGGGAAGGGCCAACAGAAGTTCGTCACCAAGGACGAGCACGCCGAGCGGAATCGCCGGCTCCTCGCGATCATCGGCCTGATGCTCACCGCGGCCAGTCTGGTGATCACCTTCTTCAAGCCGTAAGAGGGCTCCTTGGCTCACTCCTTGGCCTGGCCTCGGGGGGTGGCCACGGCCAGGGCGCACCACCGCATCCGACCCCCTCCCTACCGACCCGCTCGCCCATCACCTCCGGGCGCACGCGGCCCAGGGAGACACGTTGTTCCACGTTCATCATGGCGACGCGCTCGCCGTCCTGCCCACCATCACCACCGGCTCCGCTGATCTCGTCCTGACCGACCCGCCGTACAACAGCGGCGGCCGCACCAACGCCGAGCGCACCGCCCAGGGCGCGCGCGGGAAGTACGTCACCGGCACCGCTGGCCACGACCTCGCAGACTTCGCCGGCGACAACCGAGACCAGCGCTCCTACACCCGCTGGCTCGCCCTCGTCCTGATCGAATGCCTACGCATCAGCCGCCCAGGGGCCTCGGCCCTAGTCTTCTGCGACTGGCGGCAGCTACCCGCGACCTCCGACGCGCTGCAGGCTGCCGGGTGGACCTGGCGCGGCATCATTCCTTGGCGCAAGCCGATCAGCCGACCACAGCGCGACGGGTTCCGGCGCGAGTGCGAGTACGTGCTGTGGGGCAGCAACGGCCAGCCGTACCGGCACGCCGAACCGATCTATCTACCCGGCCTGGTGCAGGGTTCACAGCCGCGCGGCCGCGGGCGTGTCCACATCACCCAGAAGCCTGTCGACATCCTGCGCCAGCTCGTGCAGGTGTGCCCGCCCGCTGGCGTCGTCCTGGATCCGTTCGCCGGCAGCGGGTCCACCGGCGTCGCCGCGGTGCTCGAGGGCCGCAGCTTCGTTGGCAGCGAGATCACCGAGCACTACGCGGCGATCGCTCGGGAGCGGATCGCCGCGGCCGTCGAACAGGAAGGAAGCGCATGAAGATCATCACGCGCGAGGGCTGGGGCGCCCGCGCCCCACGCAACGCTCGCGATGTTGTCCGGGTCAGCTGGGCAGACCGCACGGAGTTCGTCGTTCATCACACCGCCGGGCCGAAGGGGCAGCGAGTTCGCGCGATCCAGGACTTCCACATCACGGGTCGCGGGTGGAACGACATCGGCTACAACTTCCTCGTCGACGCGGAGGGCGCGATCTACGAGGGCCGCGGCTGGCTCGTCGTCGGCGCGCACTGCCCAGACCACAACCGGATCGGGATCGGGGTTGCCTTCATCGGCAGCAACAACCCCACGGCGGCCGCGATGCAGAGCATCCGGGGCCTGTATGACGAGGCGTGTCGGCGGGCCGGACGGGCGCTGCGGAAGCGTGGCCACGGTCAGCTCTTCTCGACCAGCTGCCCCGGGCCACGGCTGCAGGCCTGGGTCAACGCCGGTATGCCGCTCGACCAGGAGCAGACGCCGGCGCCAGAACCGCCGCTGAAGATCGTGTGGCGTAGCGATGTGCCGACGTGGCCGGGCCGGGCGCTGAAGGTGGCCGAGCCGATGATGACCGGCGAGGATATTCGGCTCTGGCAAGAACGGCTGGCCAGGCGTGGCTGGCGGATCGACGTCGACTCCTGGTACGGCCCCAAGTCGCGCACGGTGTGCCGTGGTTACCAGCGCGCCACTGGCCTGCCCGATACCGGCATCGTCGATCGGGCGACCTGGGACATGACCTGGTCTTGGCGGCCGCCGGCGGAGGAGCCCGCGGCCGCCGAGCAGTCCACCCCCACCACCCCGTAAGGAGATCGCTTTGCTCACGTCCTTCGCAGCTCGCCAGCCGCTCCTGATCCGGATCGCGATCGCCGCGGTGCTCGCCGCGGTCGGTCGGCTCCTGGTCCTCGTCGGCTGGCTGCCGCCGGACTGGGTCGTCAGCGACGACGCGGTGCAGGACGGCCTGGACGGCTTGCTCGCCTTGTGGGCGTTCTGGTCGGCGCACCGCCGCGTCACGCCGGTCGCGGCCCCGCGGGACGATCTCGGCCGCCAGCTCATCCCCGCGCCACACCCGCGCGAGCTGTAGGAATCCACCAGGTACTTCGAGACGCCCCCGCTCATTCCTCCTCGGAGGGGTGAGCGGGGGCGATTTCGCGTTTCTGTCGGTGTCCTCGTCTACCGTGGCCTGGGTCTGTTGGAGACCGGAAGCGCCGCCCATCCCGCGCAAGGGATGGGCGGCGCTTTTCGTGTGTTACGAGGCGGAGGCGGTCAGCCGCTCGGCTTCCTCGTGCAGCGCCGTGATCAGGAGGAGCTCGAGGCGTAGCTCCTCGGCGAGACGGTCCAGAACATTCATCGGGCCTCCCTGACCAAAGGACGCATCAGCTGCCACATGCGTTCACAGTCGGGCGTATCCGGCGTATCGCTCGGGATGGTGCGCTCGGCTCCCGGCGTACTTCTTGAGGTACGCGCGTACCTCGCCGGCGCGGTCCTGGCCGCAGCCGAGGAGCCGCTTGATCGCGCGGAAGGTGGGCTCCTGCTTGAGACTGCCCTCGGGGGTGACGAACTCCTCCAGCGCTTTGAGGTACACCTCCTGTGGCTCAGGCAACTCGGGCGTTACAGCCACGGGCGCGGGTACGGGGGCAGGGTCATCCTCGGGTACGCGCGGCGCGGCCGTCTGCTCGTGCGCCCCGCCAGCGTCCAGGTTTCCCGGACCCTGAACGGGCATGACGGCGGCGGCCGGCGTGGGCTCGGGCACGTCGCGCGCCTCGCGCACGGCTCCTACGTTGGGCGCGGAGCCGAGCGCGGCGCGGTCCCGTTCGATGAGTACGGTGGCGCGGTCGAAGGTCTCCGGTGAAAGCCCTGCAATGTAGGTGGCCATCATCAGCGCTTCGTCTCCGGACAGGCTGTTGAGGAACTCGTATCGAGCGTCCCGGGCGGTCTCGGCGGCGGACACGTCGGCGCGGGCGGTTGTAGGGTCAGCCATGTTGTTCGGTCTCCCAGCGGCAATGGGCGATCGGGTGGCGGGCCCCGCAGGCGTGACAGCGTCGGCGGGGCTGCGTCGTTCTGGGCGAGGTACGCGCGGCTGTGCGTGTACCTGTCGGGCTCCCGGGCGAGGTCACGGGAGGGTCCGGCCGCGTGCCGGACGGGGGCGCCGTACCGCTGGGCGTACCCGGGCGGGAGGCGCTGCGAGGGGAAGGGTACACGGCGTGCGTCGCCAAGTACGGCGTATCAGGTATGCCGCGGTGTGGGCCTCGGCTCCGGACCGGCGTATTGCAAGCGGCGAAGCCAAGATCGGCTGAACCGCTGACGCGCGTGTGGTCTACGTCATAGCCTCGACGTCGTACGCCATCCGACCCGGGCGACCGGAGGCACAGCGTGGACGTATGGATCACCTACCGCCTGCTCGACGACACCGGCGGCGATGCTGGCGAGCAGCAGCGGCACTTGTTCTCTTTCCCGGACACCGGTGAGGGCTTCGAGCTGAAGAACGGCCAGCGGATCGGCTACGGGCCGAGCATCGGCCAGATGCTCGCCGCCGTTCGGGCCCGCCATGCCGGTGACGCCGTCATCGTCAGAACTGAACGCGTTGACGGGGCGACCGCGTCTGCGCCTCAGTCTCCGACCGGTGCCGCGTCGTAGGCGGCGGCATTAAGTCGCCAAGCCCTTGAATCTAACGAAGCCGCTTGACGGCTCCTCAGCTCAGCTTGACCATCGAGAGCAATGTCGAGCAATCCACTACCCCGAGGAGCCCGTGATGCGGCTAACCTATCTCGGCAAGACCGGCGGATCCGCCGATGGCAACTGCCCGGCTCTCTACAGGACCGACCGCAACACCTACGTCGTGCAGGGATGGCAAGTGACTGACCCTCAAGCTCTCGCCGACGTACGCGACCTCGCCCCCGGCGAGGCTGTCGTCGAGGTCCCGGCCGACGTGCTCGACCTCGCGCGGAGCGCACGGTGACCAAGCTCGTCACTGGGGATGAGTTCCTCGACCTGTTCACCCGCTTCCAGGACGTCGCGTTCCGGCTGGAAGTCCGCGACCGCTACAACGTGCTCGAGGAGCAGGAACGGCTTGCGCTGTTCCTCGCCGACGACCTGGACGAGCTGGACCGTCGCAACAAGGTCGAGCGGGCACCGTGGCTGTCGCGGATCAGCGCCGCCACAACAGCGGGGAAGCGGGTCGAGCGGGTCCGCGTCTTCACCGAGCCGCCCAGCGATTACGTGCGGTTTGAACTGCACCTCAACGCGGGCAACGCCGAGGCTGGGGAGGACATCCGCTACCTGCCCCGCACGCACCCCGCCGCAGCCGACCTGCCGTCGTGGGACTACTGGTTGTTCGACTCGACGCTGCTCGCTGTGATGCGGTTCGGTCCCGATGATGCGATCATCTCCACCGAGCTGGTCGACGACCCGGATGTGGTGCGGCAGCACTGCACGTGGCGGGACGCTGTCTGGCCGCACGCTGTGCCGTACGCCTCCTACGTCGCGAGCTAATTCGTGGCAGGCGTGCGGCAGTCCCGGGAGGCGCTTGGAGCGCGCCTCAAGGAGCTACGGGTGGACGCGCGCCTGAACGGCAAGCAGCTCGCCGAGCGAGTGGGCTGGCTGGCCACGAAGGTCTCCAAACTCGAGCACGGCAAGCAGACCCCGACCGAGGATGACATCCGCGCCTGGGTCGCCGCGACCGGCGCGGAGCGCGAGCTGGGCTCGCTCCTTGCCCAGCTCCTCAGCCTCGAACTTGCCTACTCCGAGTGGCGGCGGCAGCTTCGCGACGGGCTGCGCGCCCGGCAGATGCAGATCGGAGCCATCGAGACCGAAACCGGACTGTTCCGCATGTTCGAGCCCGCCGTGGTGCCCGGCCTGCTCCAGACCGGGGAGTACGCACGAGCCATGATGCGGCTGTCCGTCGCGGTGCATCGGATCCCCAACGATCTGGATGCCGGCGTAGCGGCGCGCCTTGCCCGCCAGCAAGTCCTCTACGAGGCGGGCAAGCGCTTCCACTTCATCATCTCGGAGGCGACGCTGCGGTACCTGTTCGGGCCACCGGAGGTGTCGATGGGTCAGATCGAGCGGCTGGTCGCCACGGCGACGCTGCCCAACGTCGCGCTCGGGGTGATCCCGTTCACCGCCCGACTGCCCAAGCATCTCGCGCACGGATTCGCCATCTACGACGAACGGCTCGTCCTCGTCGAGTCGTTCGGCGCGGAGCTGTCACTCACACAGCCACAGGAGATCGAGCTGTACGGGCGAATCTTCGGGATCATGCATGAGGTGGCCGTGTACGGACGTGAGGCCCACGCGCTCATGATGCGGGTCATGGAAGATCTCGCTGGGATGATTTCGAGCAATACCGAGCAATCTCCTTGAGCCTCTAGCCGTCCACTCCGTACCGTCACGAACGACCCCCGAATCAGTGACGGAGAAGGGGACCGGACGTGCAACCCCCCAGACCCCATGCGGCGCGTACGGCGGGCCGCGTCAACGTCAGCTCGGCCGACGTGTACCGGGCCATCCACAACGAACTGGCCAGCGTCCCGCAGCAGCCGAAGGTGCAATCGCCGGCGGCGGCCGCCGCAAGGCAGCTCCAGGCGGTGCTCGCCGAACGCCACCAGATCCTCGCGGACGTCAACCAGGACGAGCGGCTCGCGTTCGTCTCCGTCGCACCGGGCCTGCTCGTCCTCAGCAACGGCCTGACATTCCAGTGGCTGAGCGGCGAGCGCGACGCGCGCGGCCCTCTGATGGCGTACGGCCCCGCGAGCGACCCGATCACCGCCGGGCTGCGGATCGCCGCTCGCTACGACCAGATCATGAAGGACCGGCCCCCGCACCCGCTCGATCGGGTGCCGCGCGAACTCATCAACCCGATCTGACGAGAGACGAGGACCACCCGGATGGACTCGCTCATGCTCCTGATGCACCGGGTGGGGGCGCAGCGCGATAGCGCGCATCAGCCGTCGCCCACCGCCCCGAACGACCGCCCCGGCGCCGCTGACGCGCCAGAGGCCGCACCGGGCGGGGACACCCCCGCCACCTAACCACCGAGACTTCTGGCAGGCCCCGCAGCGTTCTCCCGCGTCAGGCCCACACCCCCGTGCCTGGTGCCGGGGTCTGCCAGATGCAAGCCCCCGCGACCCCGGGCTGGATCTCGGCCCCCGTCCAGCAGGTTCATCACCAGAGTTCCAGCCACGACGGGCCGACATGCCTCCCCGGGGCCGCGGGCACCACCCGGGCCGCCACCTGGCCACCCGGGAACCCCCTTCACCAGGAAGGAACGACGCGATGAACACCGGAACTCCCTGGGCGCTCGGCCGCATGGTTCCCCAGGCGACGAGCTTCCTCCCCCACACCAGCGTCCACCTGGACCCTGACACGCAGCAGGGCGTCTACGTCGGCCCCGGTGGCACGCCCATCGAGGCCGGCAAGCATGGCACCAACAGGCAGACCGCGGGCTGCCTGGCCACCGGCGGCAGCGACGGCAACGCGCCGGCGCCCGCTGACGACACCGCCAGCACGGACTACGACAAGGACTGACCGTGGGCGAGGTGCTGGTCCTCACCTGCCTGGACGACCCGACCGCTGACATGGTCATCGGCCACCTGAACCGGCGAGGGGCGCAGGTTGCCCGGCTCGACCCCGGGGCCGACTTCCCGGCCGCCGCGTCGTTCTCCGCCCACTTTGGTGGGCGGCCAGGCGGGTCACTCACCACTGCCTCGCGGCACGTCGATCTGGAAGGGGTGCGGGCCGTCTACTACAGGCGGCCCACGCCCTACCTTCCCGACGACCCGTCGCAGGCAGAGCACTTTGCAGGTGTCCAGGCCCGGTACGGGCTCGGCGGGGTGCTGGCGTCGCTGCCGTGCCGGTACGTGAACCATCCGTGGAAGGTGATGGCGGCCGAGCACAAGCCGGTCCAGTTCGCCATCGCCCGCCGGGTCGGGTTCGCGATCCCCCCGACGCTGATCACGAACCGGCCCGACGACGCGCGAGAGTTCGCGGCCGCGCACGAACCCGTCATCTACAAGCCGCTCAGGCTCACCCCGTACACCAGCCCGTCTGGAGAGCCGTCCACCATCTGGGCGACCCCGGTGGACCCGGCCACGCTGGACGAGACCGTCAGCCACACGGCGCACCTGTTCCAGGCCCGCGTGGACAAGGTCGCCGACCTGCGCGTGACCGTGGCGGGAGAGCGCGTGTTCTGCATCCGGATCGGGTCGCCTCTGCTCGACTGGCGGCAGGACTACGGCCGCATCACCTACACGCTGGTGGATCCGCCGCCGGGGCTCGCCGACGCCGCCCGCGCCTTCCTCGGCATGCTCGACCTGTCGTTCGGCGCGTTCGACTTCGCCGTCGCCCGCAACGGCGTGCCGCTGTTCCTGGAGTGCAACCCGAATGGTCAGTGGGGTTGGCTGGAGGAAGCCACCGGCGCCCCGATCGCGGCGGCCATCGCCGACCTGCTACTGGAGGATCATGAACGTCCGTAA